GCAGGGACAACAACTAATTATGATGCTACTCTTGTAGCATGGGCAGCGCAGGATGCTCAGAACTCATTAAACTTTCATGGAGGTACATCAAAATATGGAGAAGGATTGGTTGAAAATGGTACAACTGATGGAGCAGCAGCAAATAAACTCATTCAAAGCGGACAGAACTTTTTAACAACTGTAGCAGTTGGTGATGTTGTTTATAATACGACAGATGGTACTTATGCCTTAGTGACTGCTATTGATAGTGACACACAGTTGTCAATTTCAGCAGACATTATGGCAAATGCAGAGGTTTATCGCATTCAACATAGTGCCGCTGCAAAAGCACGTGCAAGTTTGATATTGAATGATTTATGGACTATAACTGATGGAGGGTATTTATAATGGCAGAAGTAGTATATCCCGATAAAAGAACCTTTTGGAAGGTGACATCAAGCGGCGTTGAACACTGCGGGTTTACCGAGATAGATCAAGTGACGACAGCACCTAATAGCTACACGCTGACGAGTAACGTATCGGCAGACACTCTTTATCCTCCGCTGCCGACAAGTGGGACGATGGAGGAGGGTGTCATCTACTCATATAACGGAGGAATGGTCATTGTGCGTCAACCACACGAAAGAACAATCTACGCACCCGAAGATACTCCCTCTTTATTTTCTGTTTACCGTGCCAATACCGAAGGTGCGGAGTGGGTGGCTAACGAGCCGGTAGAGAAAGGCGATAAAAGGACATTCGGGGGAAAGACCTATCAATGTGTTCAGCCACATACAACACAAGTGGACTATACACCAACGGCAACGCTTGGCGTGTTATGGAAAGAAGTGCCACAGCAAAGTGACGAATATGCTGTTTTTGTTCATCCGACAGGGGCACACGATGTGTATATGAAAGGTGACATTGTATGGTATCCGACACTGAACAGCACGTTATACAGGAGTAAAATTGACAACAACTCTTGGTCACCGGATGAATATGCAAATGGGTGGGAAATATATGTACCTTAATTAGTGTAGTAGCAAATAAATGAAACAATGATAAAGATACTCTTACACGGAATGGCCTGCTATATAATAGCAAATCTCATTTATACTTTTCTGCCAAAGAAAATTGGTAATGATAGTTATTGGCAGACAATTATCCCCCGGCTGATTGCTATTTTTGTTTCATGTGCAGTGGGTGTTGCAAAGGAGTTTTATGATAAATGGCAGGGAGAGGCTTTTAGTGCCGGTGATCTGACTGTGGACTTTTCGGGTGCTTTCATCTGGCTATTTGCGTTGCTACTGTCTGAACAAATCTATAAGTCGTATGCCAAATCCAAAAATAAGCGGGGTCGATGCTGAATTGATTCTGAATGCTGTCCGTGAGCAATGTGAGGCTCATAAGGCGGGAATAAAAGCCTTGCAGATTCATATTGATGCTTCAGCTAATGTCACCGGAGTACAATTAGATGAAATTCAAAAACACTTAAAACGGCTGAATGGATCAGTTACCGACCTCTATAAAAAACACGAAGAGCGCGGGGCGGTTGTCGAAGAGTTCCATGCTATAAAAGAAGAGTTTCACCGCCGGACAAAAAAGATGGACTGGGTAAAACGCAACTGGTGGGTAATTGCTCTTTTATTTATGGGAATGATTGTTGTTGTTGTAACAATATTGGATGCGGTGGGATTGAGGGGATTATTTAATGCTGTAAAGGAGGTAAAAGATGTGCTTTAAACGTAAATCAATAGAAATGGTTGAGGCTGACGCAAGGTTAATCACCGTCTGTAAAAACACCTACGGCAGCGGCAATGATCTCAAGGGATGTTTGAACGACGGGAATAACTTTCTCAAAACATGGCCGAACATCATACCAGGAATTGTAACGCATAAGTTCTTTGAGTGGGATGCAACCGAAAAGAACTATCTCGAATCACTTGACAAGGCTGTAAGTTTACTTCAACCAGGGGCAACGGTTGTGATGCTGATGGATAGTTGCTTCTCAGGCACAGCAACGCGCGACAGAGTAAATTCATATCAAAAGAACAGGTTTATCGATCCAGGTGTGCCAGAGCCGGAGAAAGTCGTCCGTAAGTTTGCACGGTCTGAGTTTATGAAGTGGATCACTATCTCAGCGTGCAGCGAACACCAGACCGCCGCAGATGTTTACATAGGGAATCAGTATGTCGGGGCGTTCTCTTATTATGCCTACAAGACCTTAAAACAAGGCATGACATGGCGGGAATGGTTTAACACTATCCGTGTTTATCTGCCCTCTGCGGACTTCGACCAGATACCGACGATTGAAGGGCCGGACTTTCTTCAGGATCGCATTATAGGTCAGGGTCAGACGCTTATTGTGCATAACTCATCGCACGGAACATGGCAAAAAGATACTTCCGGTGACGAAGCAGACGGGAAAGATGAAGGCCTGTATCTTGACAGATTTGTGAGTGATGATAAAATAAATGCAATTTTACAGAAGATTGTTTTGTGAAAAGATTTAAATTTGACTGACTTTTAAAGTTTAACAAAATTAATAATCATGATTACGAAAAACTTTTACGACCGTTCTGTTCCTACGCGGAACCTTATCACCACAATCACAGGTATTGTCCTGATGGCAATTAACCTGATTGTCTCTATCCTGCTTGCAGCCGGTAAGGTCACACCCGAACAAGCACCCGTACTGACCGACACATTGGGGCAGATTGTTACTATCTCATCTCAGTTGATCGGTTACATCTCCGCAATCATCCTGATGTTCAAATCCACTGACGCATGAAACGGATATTGATTCTTTTCGCTTTTGTCGCGTTCTCTCTGTCGGCTGCGGCTCAGTCGCCGTTTCGCGGTTTCTTTCAGCCCGTGACCGCAGATCAGTTCACGGCAGACAAAGCCCTGACGGGTACACTGCTCATCCGACCGGAGTTTACTATTGCCGGTCCGGTGTTTAAGCCTGTGTTTATTGACGGCAAGTTCTCGGCATTTGAAACATCTATTGTTTCGCGCATAGGATTTGGAGCCTCTTACAGCCTTTATAAGCTCGTTAACGGCGAACCTTACAATGTGTATTCCTTTGCGGCGCAGTTGTCTCTGGCGACACAGGAGAGGCCAAATATGGGTATTCTTGTGACTGCCTCTGCGTTTGACTTCTACGGGTTGAGTCCTTCATTCGGAATAGGTTATGATTTCGTGAAGGATTCCCCGGCAAAGGCTAACTGGTTTCTGATGTTCGGGTCAAATATTACTTTCTGATGACGCTTTACCTTTTTCGCAAAGATCACGCTCCTACTTTTACAATGGGGCGTATTTATGACGGGGTTGAGTTTCTTTGTTCTACATTGGAAGACCCCGTTCGTGAGTTGATTGACCTGAATGATGACGGTGATTTCAATGATCCGGGTGAAGGTAAAATTTACGGCCAGACGGCTATTCCGGCTGGTGAATACGAACTGAAGATGAAAATGAGTCCGACGTTCAAACGTCCGATGCCGTACCTGCAAAATGTAAAGGGCTTCACTTCGGTGATGATACATCCAGGCAATGACCAGAACGACACACGAGGTTGTATCTTGGTCGGCGAGTGCCGGATAAAAGGCCGACTGATAAATTCAAGGGCATGGTCAGATATACTAAATAAGAGACTGACAGAAGCGGAAGAGCGTGGTGAGCGCAACTTCATCAGGATCAGCGAGGACTGGAAGAGGGAGTAGTGCGCTCCCTCTTTACTTAAAATTGATTATCTTTGTGCTGTCTCTCATGTCTTTTTTTTCATGATGTTAGTTTCAGGGTTGAGGGCCGCCGTTGGGGTGGCCCTTTTTTTTTGCTATAAATTCAAAAATAAATCATAATCATGACATTTATCATAGATTTTGAATAATAACAGCTATAAATTAGCGTTGTATTTAAAACTGAACATCATGAAAACAAGAATTAAATCAGAAACCTTCGGATCAATCGCAGCCGGATTATTACTGTTGGCTATTTTCACAGTCGGTTTACTGCTTTTTGCGTAAATTAAATTTGTTCTTTGAATTATTGCTTTTACAAAAATTGCTTATCTTTGTTGAGGTTCGTAACCACAATACATGAATAAGCAAAAAAATAAGGCTCTTCTGTTCGCCGGTGCAACTGCTGGTCTGAACAACCATGTATTGTTGGTTACGACACCGGCGACAGGAGAGTTCCGACACAGCTCTCTCCATGCCGATTTATCGGGCATAAAACAAAAGCAGAGCAGGATAGGAGGTCTGGAGAGATAAGCAAATCCGGGCAATGTCCTACACCTGACAACCCGGTCGGTCATAACTTCCGAAATCAACCCAGCCTTTAGACCGTGAGGACACCTCTGACCTGAGTGCTTGTAAAAGCAATAAGTTATTCAAAGTAGGATATGACCGTTAAAGGTGGTATGCAATATTTCAATCAATTTAAGGTTATAATAAAAAAAGATCATCATGAAAAATGTAAAAATCACGAACAGAGAAAGCCCGTACTTTCAGAAGAAAGGACTGGCGACGAAAACCGCAGACGGAAAGTATCTTTGCGTGTACTTTGACGGGCAACCGTCGTTTCAGATATTCAATTCTGATGAAGTGGATACT